GTTCTCAGATGGATGCTATACTGCGTGGCCCGACGGCTCAGGAAGTGTGATCTGTTCTTGAGTTCCTCGCCGTCGGTCAGCTTCCGACAGCATCCATCTGAGGTTCACGCAAGGGCGGCGTACCGAGACCACAACTTTACTGGTGGGCATGATTCAGCGCTTACTTACCCACCCAAGCTACAGAAGCGCCATATGAATATGTTTTTAAGGATGGATATAGAGGGCATATATACCCCTATATTCCTGAAGAACTCGGAGATTTAGCACGAGAGTATTATTATAATAAGCATGGAAACGGCATAGGCACAGTGGAATATAATATATCATGCAACAGTAATGGGACTTATACTATTTATCTTTATGGGTATCAACATTCAGGAGATGAATCGGTGGTTATACAACTTACAAGCTATACAGTGGATGAAAATGGTGTTGGCATTGATGATAAAAGTGGCGAACCTGTTGTGATAAATTGATAAATTGCCATTGTGTATAGGAGTAATGATTAACAGATAATACTTAGAAGAATGTAGCACACAAAGCGAGTGAATATATAACGGAATTTAGCAATCGAGACTTGCTCAAAAATGCATCATCTATTTGATGGTGCTTTTTTCATGCCTTGAGGGGAGGTGATGAGATATGGCAGGCGGTAGAATAAAGGGAATAACCGTCGAGATTGGCGGCGACACAACAGGCCTGGACAAAGCCCTGAGGGGTGTCAATTCCACGATCAAAACAACTCAGACTTCCCTGAAGGATGTCAACAAGTTGCTAAAGCTTGATCCTACAAATACCAATCTCGTTACCCAGAAGCAGAAGCTCCTGAAGGACGCAATCTCTGTAACGAAGGAAAAGCTTGACGCCCTGAAAACTGCCCAGGAGCAGGCAAAACAGCAGCTGGAGAATGGGACACTTGGACAAGATAAGTATGATGCTCTCCAGCGTGAGATCATCGAAACGGAAGAGGAGTTGCAGCGCCTGCAACGGGAAGCGGAAACAACAAGCAGTGTTCTCTCCAGGATAGATGAAGCCGGAAAGAAGTTTGAAAAGGTCGGTGACTCGATCACAAATGCAGGAAAAGCTATGATGCCGGCATCCGCGGCAGTGGCGGGCTTGGGTGCGGCAGCCGTGAAGACTTCTGCTGACTTTGATTCCGCCATGAGCCAGGTGGCGGCTGTGTCCGGGGCTACTGGCAGCGACTTTGATGCCCTACGGGATAAAGCTCGCGAGATGGGATCCAAGACAAAGTTCTCTGCTTCCGAAGCGGCAGAGGCCATGAACTACATGGCTATGGCAGGATGGAAAACAGGTGACATGCTCTCTGGTGTGGAAGGCATCATGAACCTGGCTGCAGCCTCTGGTGAGGACCTGGCAACCACTTCTGACATAGTGACCGATGCATTGACTGCCTTTGGCCTTTCCGCAAAAGACTCCGGTCACTTTGCAGATATCCTTGCGGCAGCATCTTCCAATGCAAATACCAACGTTTCTATGATGGGCGAGACCTTCAAGTACTGCGCTCCGATTGCCGGCGCACTGGGGTACTCCGCAGAAGATACAGCAGAAGCAATCGGTCTTATGGCTAATGCAGGAATTAAGTCCTCGTCAGCCGGTACAGCCCTCCGAACTATCATGACAAAGCTCCAAGGGGACCTGAAGCTCTCTGGGGCAGCGTTCGGAGACATGACGATCAAAACGGCAAATGCTGACGGATCCATGAGGAGTCTCTCAGATATCCTGGCAGACTGCCGTGTTGCCTTTGGCCATATGACGGAGTCGGAAAAAGCTGCAGCTGCAGAATCCCTGGTGGGGAAGAATGCCATGTCCGGTTTCCTCGCGCTCATGAATGCAGCGCCAGCAGATATTGAGAAACTTGAAACTGCGATCTCCACCTGTTCGGATGAGATTGACGGATATAACGGTACGGCGGAAAAGATGGCTGCCGTCATGCAAGACAACTTAAATGGTCAGCTCACCATACTGAAATCTCAGTTGCAGGAGCTGGCCATTTCTTTTGGAGACATGCTCATGCCCATGATCCGGAAAGCTGTGACAGCTGTCCAGGGATTTGTCGACAAGCTCAACGGCATGAGTGAAGGGCAGAGAAATGCGATTCTGAAGGTGGGATTGTTTGTTGCAGCGCTAGGCCCTTTTCTGGTGATACTGGGTACGTGTATATCGAAGATCGGTATCGCTATGCAGGGCTTTGTAAAGCTGGCCGGAGCATTCGGAAAACTGAAAGCTGCAGTATCCGGAGCAGAAGGAATACTTAGAAAAATAGGTGCAGCCCTAGGAGGTGTATCCCCTCCAATCTTAGCTGTCGTTGCAGTAATCGCAGTCCTTGTGGCTGCGTTTATTCATTTATGGAAAACAAATGACGGATTCCGGGAAGCTATCATCGGGAACTGGCAGCGGATCAAAACGGCAATCAGCTCTTTTGTCGAAGGAATAAAAGAGCGCCTGGGTGCACTGGGAATCAGTTTTTCCGACATTGCGGAGACAGTAAAAAAGATCTGGAATGGGCTGTGCAGTGTCCTGGCACCTGTATTTGAAGGAGTATTTAACAACATCGCCACCATCCTCGAAACAGTACTGGGCGTCTTGACCGGAATTCTTGACGTGTTCATCGGAGTATTCACTGGAGACTGGCAGCAGGTGTGGACTGGTGTGAAGGAAATCTTCACCTCCATCTGGACAGGTATCTAGGGTGTATTCTCCACAGTAATAGAGACCATCAAGGGTGTAGCCGATGTAGTCCTTTCCTGGTTTGGCACTAACTGGAACCAGGTGTGGACCAGAATCAAATCCTTCTTCGAAGGGATATGGAACGGCATCGCCACATTCTTTTCTAATATATGGAACGGGATCACATCTACGGTCACGTCTGTCCTTACCGGTATCTATAACTTCTTCACTTCCATTTGGGAAGCAATCAAGGGAGTTGTCACCGGAGCCCTGACTGCTATCCAGACGGCGATGAGCACTGTCTGGAATGCGATTTCCGGGGTAGTGACTACAGTCTGGGAGACAATCAAAAGTGTCGTTCAGGTCGGAATCCTTTTTATTCAGGAGTTTCTCAATGCAGCATTTACTATCCTGACACTGCCCTGGCAGTTCATTTGGCAGAACTTCGGATCTGTCATCACGGACGCTTGGGAGAATATCAAATTGGTCGTCTCCACAGCGCTGGATGTAGTCAGGGGCGTTATCGAGTCTGTATGGAATGCGATCGTTGCCTTCCTTACTCCGATCCTGACCACCATAGAGACTCTATTCAGAACAGCCTGGACCTCTATCAAAACAGTAGTCAGTACTGTCGTGAACACTATCAAGGGTGTGATCCAGACAGTCTGGAACTCCATCAAAACAGTCCTGACGACAGTACTTAACGGAATAAAACAGACTTTCTCTACTGTATGGAATGCGATCAGGCAGACCGTAACCACTGTTGTAAACGCCATCAAATCAACGATTACTTCTGTATGGAACAGCATCAAGGCGACGCTATCTTCTGTACTAAATAGCATTAAATCCACTGTCAGCACGGTTTGGAATAACATCAAATCGACGATCCAGTCAGTGGTAAATGCTATAAAGACAACTGTTAGCAACGCCTTCAATTCTGTAAAAAACACTGCCGCCAGCATCTTTGATGGAATCAAATCCAAGGCGACAAGCACATGGAACAGCATTAAAAATGCGATCATTAAGCCTGTCGAGTCGGCAAGGGATAAGGTAAAGAACCTGATTGACAGGATCAGGTCTTATTTCAACTTCTCCTGGAGCCTGCCTCATTTAAAGCTCCCTCATGTGCACATCAGCGGACACTTTTCATTAAGGCCTCCTTCTGTTCCTCACTTCTCAGTGGACTGGTACAAAGAAGGCGGTATCATGACGAAGCCCACAATGTTTGGCATCAACGGGTCAAGCATCATGGCAGGGGGAGAAGCTGGCGCAGAGGCAATTCTGCCACTAAAGGGCTTTTACGATCAGCTTGCCAGCATGCTCGATGAACGGCTCAACATGTCCGGCATGGAGCGTTACCTTGCGATCATTGCGGACAACAGCAGCAAGGGAATCTATCTGGAGGAGGGGACTCTTGTAGGCCACCTTCTTCCTTCCATTGACTCCGGACTTGCTAAATATTCTATGAGAGGAGGGCGTGGGAATCGATGAACAGCATATTTACCGGTGCGATGATCGGTGATGAACACACCCTCCGGAACTGGGGTGCGATCATCACAAATAGTGATGTCATCGCAATGCCGGAGCCCAATACAGTCCTTTTGGAAGTCCCTGGCAGAAGTGGAAGACTTGATCTGTCCGAAGTTCTGACAGGGGATATTTCTTACGGGAACCGTGAATTGAAGCTGCAGCTTGCAGCAAGAACTAATAAAGAGAGATGGGTAGAGACCTGCCTTCATATCTTCAATAAATACCATGGCCGGGTTGTCCACGTCACTTTTGATGAGGATTCCGGCCATTACTATGTTGGCAGGGCAAGTATTTCTGATCCTCAAAGGCTCGGCATAGCTGGTCAGTTTACTATAATGATCGATGCAGAGCCATATCGGTATGAGCATACGCTACATGTGGAGACTTTCTCAGGGTCCACTTCAACAGTCTCCGGAACAGTTGAGAACCTGCGCATGCTTGTATGCCCAACAGTTACTGTACCTGTAGCCTGCCAGTTATTCCATGACTCTAGGGTGTATGAGTTGGATGCTGGTACTCAGGTGGTGCCGGGGCTGGTTCTTCATCCTTTTGACAATAACGTGTCAGTGACTGGAGCGAGCAGCATCACATTTTCATTTCGGAGGGGGTGTTTGTAATGTACAGGATATTTCTGGATGACGAGCTTTTCTATGACCCCCGCATTCCGGACCTGGCACTTACAGACATTTCCTGTGAACTCGAAGTTAATAAGACCGGGACATTGAAATTTACGATCCCGCCAACACATCCGAAGAAGGATGACCTTAAAAAGATGTACTCAGTACTGTCTCTTTATCAGGACGATGACTGGCTGTATTCCGGCAGGGTTCTGTCCGATGAGATCGATTTTTACGGCAGCAGGACTATCGAGTGTGAGGGCGAGCTGTCCTATTTATTGGACAGTATCCAGAGATATCACGAGTACCACGACATCAGTGTCCGGGATTACTTTACGGACCTGATTGCAAACCACAACCTGGATGTAGAAAGCAGGAAAGAGTTTACTGTTGGCCAGGTGACGGTGGTCGATAACAACGACAGTCTTTATCGGTATTCCACTTATGAAAACACCTGGAAAACCATCGAGGATAGGCTGATTTCTCGTCTTGGCGGGTATATTCGTATCCGGCATGAGAACGGGCAGAGGCTGATAGATTACATTGAATCTTATGGCCATACAAATGAACAGGTCATCCGTTTTGGCGAGAACATCCTTGACCTCATTCAGGAAGTGGACTGTGACAGTCTGGCAACAGTCATCGTGCCGCTTGGGAAACGTGATGAGGAGACTGATGAGAGACTGACAATCAAGAGCGTGAATGAAGGCAAGGATTACATTGAAGACCCGGACGCCATCGCCAAGTACGGCCGGATCGTAAAGACCGTGGAATATGACGATGTGGAGATGCCGGAGAACCTTCTGCGGAAAGGAAGAGAAGTCCTGGACAGACAGAAGCTGCTTGTTTCCAGTATTACGATCACAGCCATTGACCTGCATTTGTTGGATGTGGATATCGAACGCTGCAAAGTCGGCGACAACATCCGTGTTGTATCAGAGCCTCACGGCCTGGATGACTTCATGGTGATCCAGAAGCTATACCTGGACCTTCTTCATCCGGAAAACTCAAAACTCACCCTGGGTGCAACACTCCTCACCCTGGCATCTTCTATGTCAAGGGGCACAGCTGCAGTGCTGACTTCTCTTCAGGAAAACTTTACTGCTTTCCGACATGTGGTAACGGACAAGCTGCAGGCGACAAATGCAGATGTTGGAGCCCTCCATGCAGATCTGGCGGAAGTCGATAACCTTCTTGCTCAAAAGGCAAACGTGACGGACCTCAATGCGACAAATGCAAATGTCGCAGCACTACAGGCTGCAGATGCGCAGATCCAGCACCTTGTGGCAGAGAAGGCTGCCATTACGGACCTCAATGCGACGAATGCAAACGTCAGTAGTCTTCAGGCTTCTACTGCAAACATTGAATCCCTTCTGGCGGGCAATGCCGGTGTGGGAACACTACAGGCCATTCATCTGACCGGCGACAATATCGTGATCGACGACGCGACCATCGCCCAGGCTGTCATGGATGACCTTATGGCAGGGAGAGTTACGGCAAAGACCATCTATACGGATTTCATAACGATCGCCTCCAGGGATGGATCACTTTCCATTGAGGGGTCCACAATACAGATCAAAGACCAGAATAATACGGTTCGTGTTCAGATCGGCCGGGACGGGAACGGAAACTACTCCTACTATCTTTGGGACGCATCAGGGAACCTGATATGGTCTCCGGATGGCATCACTGCTGACGGTGTGCCGGATGGACTGATCGTTGATTCCATGGTGGCAAATGATGCCGGGATTGACGGGTCAAAACTTAACATCCGCTCTGTCGTTCAGGAGATTGAGGATGACGGGACACTGACTCTGGATGCCTCTCATGTGGTCATGGATGATACGACACTCGAGGCGAACTACCAGACCCTGATACAGCGTGTGTCCGATGATGAGACAACGACACAGAATCTGCAGACGGAATTTAAAGAGGTTCAGGGCAAGATCGAGTCAAAGGTCTGGCAGTCTGATATTACGGAGGCGACGACACCGCTTGGAAATTCCATCACACAGCTTTCCGACCAGTACACCTCCCAGCAGCAGACGATCAATGGACTAAATACTCAGATCGGAAATGTACAGACTTCGCTTGAGAGCAAGGCTGACGGATCGACAGTCCAGTCACTCACTGCAAGAGTCAATACTGTGGAGGAAACAGCCGACGGGGTCACAAGGACAGTCTCACAGATTAGCACACAGATTCAGGGAACGGTCACAGATGTGGCTGTTTTTTATGCTTTGAATAATTCCGAGACAGTTCCTCCTTCTGATGACGATCCGGGATGGAGCCTTGAAGCCCCTGAGTGGATGGATGGAATGTATATGTGGCAGAAAACTGTCACAACCTACGCCAGTGGAAATACCAGGACTTCGTCGCCTACATGCCTTTCGGGCGCGGTAGGCGCTGACGGAGAAGCAGCAGTGCTCCTCCGGATCGATTCTAGCCGCGGGACGGTTTTTAAGAATACTGGTGTCACCACGGTCCTTAACGTGACGATTTATTACGGGAGCCAGCGGATCACGACCGGCCAGCAACTTCGGGCTGTGTTCGGCAATACCGCAAGGCTCGAGTGGGAGTGGCTGCGGATGGATGAGGACCGCTATGGCGTTATTTCCGCCTCGGACAGTCGGCTGTCTGATGGCGGATTTGTTTTTGCACTCAGCCCGGAGGATGTGGATGTGAAAGTCACCTTCCGGTGCAGCATGATCATAGATTAAAAGGAGAATTCTAATGGCTATTAAAAGTTCAGACCAGATCAGTATCGTCGACCTTACAGACGGTTATTCCGTCATACTGACAAATGATTCTTTCACCTTCGCAGGCGGCATTTCTGCTGCGGTGGCAGGAAGTACGACCACAACTGTCATCGCTATGTGTGGCGGGACGCAGGTGCCCGCAGCTGTCAATAACTCGAATATCGTAGCGCCGAGCGGTGTGACGACTTCTGTTGATACGGATCCGACTCAGCCTACGATCACCATCAGCATTGCGAACACGGTGACGGAAGGTGGGATCGTGGATATCCCGGTTACGCTTGATAACGGAAATATCACTATCCATAAGATGTTCACCTTCCAGATCGCATACCGGGGTGAGACGGGATACAGCGCGCAGTGGTATTCGGGAACAGGGATCACCGGCACATCGACCACCGCTACAACGTTCTCCGGCTCCGGTGTAACAAATGCGCAGGTTGGAGATATGTATCTCAATACCGAGACCATGAATACCTACCGGTGCACTGTTGGCGGAGCAGCTTCTGCTGCGAAATGGGTATACGTCGGAAATATCAAAGGTGCGACCGGAGATATCGGTCAGGGAGCTGTCTGGTATACGGGTACGAAGATCACAGGTACCAGCACGACCGCTAAAGCCTTCTCAGGATCCGGCATCACCAATGCAGTAGTCGGTGATATGTATCTGAACACGAGTACTTACGCCACATATCGATGCACCGTTGGCGGCGCGGCAGCCACCGCGAAGTGGGTCTATGTGAACAACATCAAAGGCATTCAGGGGGATACAGGACCTGCCGGCGCTGATGCCATTACCATGACGGTAACGAGCTCCAACGGCACGATCTTCAAAAATACAGCAGTCGTCACGACCCTGACCGCCCACGTGTATAAGGCGGGGACAGAGCTGACTGCGGCGCAGATCGCGGAGCTTGGAACCATCAAGTGGTATAAGGATGGATCCTCAACGGCAATGTCTACAACCGGGACCACGCTCAACATCAGCTCTGGTGACGTGACCAATAAGGCAACCTATATAGCACAGCTGGAGGAATAACTATGGCAGTAAAAGCAAAAGCAGAGATCACGCTCGCGACCATCCGTGATGTGCAGAGCGTAACAAGATATTATCTCCTGCAGAGCTCTACTTCCTCGATCCCTTCAAAGCCCACAGCGAATCCGCCGGGAGGAAGCTGGGTGAAGACAGAGCCCTCCTATACGTCCGGGAGTACCAACAGCCTGTATTTCACAGACCTTACGGTGTTTACGGACGGCTCTTTTTCCTACAGCGACGTGTCTCTGTCCAGTTCCTATGAAGCAGCTAAGGCAGCTTACAACAAGGCCGTATCTGCAGAGGGGACCGCCAATAATGCCAGTGAAAAGGTTGATAACCTGCAGGTCGGCGGAAGGAACCTGATCCTGAACACGCTGTATCCGAACGCTACAGGATCCAATCTTAAAAGGCCGCATATCTTCGGACAGATCTCGAATACCAGCGGCAGAGGGACTGCTTCTGTAGCGGAGCACGGGATACGATTTACCACTACGTCTGAGAACTGGCAGTACATCTACTTTGGTTCCTCTTCGAATACGGCTACCCCCTGCATGCTTGGACTGGAAGTGGGAGAGACATATACACTCTCAGCGGATCTGTCATGGAAGATCCTGTCATCGGAAGCCGGTATGGCCGATACAGAAACTCGGTATATGGGAGCGATGCTCTTTTGCTCGACAGTCGAGAGCGGATCATGGAGCGCCATTGGTACGATCGACGGATTTCCCATCACACAGGCTGACAAGGGCACAGAGATGTCAGGTCGGCTCGAGTATACCTTTACCGTACCGATGACTGCAAAACGACTGTATCTGGGGATACGGTCAGGTGATTCCAACGCGAGTCATTATGGAGTTGGGGACTATATCGAAGCCAGGAACCTCAAACTGGAAAAGGGAAATAAGGCGACAGATTGGACACCGGCACCTGAAGATTTGGACGCTGCCGTTACAGCCGCACAGAATACTGCGGACACTGCGCTCTCAGAAGCGGTTGAGTATGTCATAGGGACACAGACCGAAGTGACAGGAACATGGACAGGAGTAACCAGGGAGGTGGCTCTTACAGCGGGCAAGACCATTGCCTACAAGCTTCCCTTTGCAGGGAGCGGGAATGCCTCACTGAAGCTGACTTTAGCGGATGGGAGTGAAACAGATCTGATCCCAGTCTATCTGAACACTACCCGTGTGACTACGCATTTCGGTGCAGGATCGGTCATCAACATGACCTATGATGGAGAGTCATGGAGAGCATCGTCGATACCCAACACGAACACGAACTACTACGACAGAAGGCTCCACAACAGTGCGATCAAAGCCGCAGCGGCAGTGACAAAGGCGTACCTGATCGCAGGAACAGCTGATGGGTACAAGAATTTCGCTGGATCACTGGCATTCGACCTTGCTTATCCGATCCTGTATGCTTCAGCGGCGATCAGTGCGAATGCCACGGCAGCATCTGACTAAATGGTCAAAAACCCAGTATTTATGCGGGGTTCAGGCTACCGGGGCAGGACTTTTATCAACGTTTTATCAACATTAGGAAAAGAGCTTTTCGATGCGACAAACAACAGAATATATTCTAGCGAAGCTTGGCGCTTACCGATGAATTCAGTGCGAATGAGAGGTAAGCGCCTTTTTTGCTTCAAAACAGACAATCTATGAA